GATCGCGTAAAAGAGACAAAGTTATATTACGTAATTCATTGAACTTCGATGAAGTAAACAATAGCATCACAATTGCTGCGCATTTGCTAAGAATCTTATCCCAATCTTGTAAATTCTTGTGATAATTGTAGGATTCGCACAATTTTTCTTCATCATAATGATAGAAAGGAGCACCAAGATACATAGATGTCCGCACTCCCATGAATGAGATGTCCTTAAAAGGTATTGATTCATCCGTAGTAGCTTCCAAGTACATACCTAATGAACGATAAGTTTCATTAAGTTTAGAAGGCTTATATAATTCGGTTGAATCCAAAACCATAAGATCATCTCCAAGGATATAAAACTTAAAAGCAGTTAAAAACTGTTCATAAGTAATTCCATGGCGAATAGCATGGAGCATACAAATAGCCAAAGTCAATAAGGAATTATCGATCATTGTATTAAATTGGCCAGATAGATTTCCAAATAGCTGAAAGAAGAAACCATCAACACTAATGAAACCTAAATATGTATACTCATAATATCTACGTAGCAACGATAGGAATTGTGGATTGATATATTTTGCACGCAAACAAAAGATCAAGTACGCCAAGACAGGTGCAAAATGAGCGTCATTTTGAGCTCCATCAAAGCAATAAATGTTAAATAACCATTTAAACCATTGCTTAACGAACATCAGCATACCAGGACCCGGTGTAGAAACACCAGCTCGAATAGCATGCGTCATATGTAAGCTCATAATAGTTTCATTAACATTTAAACAGAGCATAATACCGACTAAAATGCTTTGAATGGGTGCGGCAAAGAAAAACCGCGAGTCTTTCCCATTTGGTCGTATATCATTCGGTTTACAAGTAGATTCAGCATAAGGAGGATGCTGTAAAAACTGCTCATAAATTATTTGGGCTGGATCACCTAAAGCAGCTAAGCCTGCTAGGACTTGCCCTTTAGTTGGTCCATATATACGATTATATGGAGCTCCGGATGCTTTATTCTTGTCTAAGTATTGTACCGCCTCTTGAGGCGTTAATACCTTACAATTATTAAATGCAAATCCGTAATATCGATCCATCCATCGGAACAATTCTACAAATTCTTCACAAGAAATAACTGAATAACTATGATCGTATTTAAGAGCACCATTATACAAAGATATTATGTCCACTGGTGCAGGAGAAAAATTATGAGCTGATGGACATAATTCTATATAATGGAGTTTAGAGCGGGGTAGGGGTCGCCCGGTATGCAATTGTAGCATGCACGGGCGTAGCATCTGGAGCCTTGTCTTTCTTAAGAATATCAGGC